CTACGCCATTAGCATCTTGCCAATAGTAAATTGGTCCACCACGAGGCGCAATAACCAGGTCTGCACCAAAGTTATCATTAGACCAAAGCCTTAATTGATTGGCTATTCCAGAAGAAGCAGCTGTACCCCATCCACGAGTACCGTATTGAGGATAAGCAATAACTGCAGTACCACCCCCAGATCCTGTAGCAGTTGCAACAAATGAACTAGGAAGTGGAATACTATAAGTGCTGGCAGTTAAAGTGGTAATAGCAAAGGTATTATTTAGCATAGGTGCTGGAATACCATTAAATGTAGTAGCCCCTGAGAAAGCTACATATTGACCTGTTGCTGTAAATCCATGAGCTGGTTGAGAAACAATAACCGTTCCGCTATTACTGGTAGATGCGAATGGGTTAGTTCCTAAAGCAACTGGAATAGTAGGAGACCATGAACCAGCTCCCCATCCAGTACCAGACGTTTCTACATCCAAACCACTAGGATATTCGTATTGAACTATTACCGCAGATCCACCGCCAGTAGTTGTGGCGTTGGCTGTTGATGTAGCAGTAACTGAATATACAGTAGCACTACTAATTGAGGTAACTGTATATTCACCGCTAAGAGTTACACCAGCTACAGCTGTGGCTCCAGAAATAATGATGTAATCACCAATATTTGGACTATAAACGGTATCAGTAATTTTAAATATTGCAGAACCATTGGTAGATGCAATTGGACTAGCACCTAAAGTATTGGTTGTATAAATAGGCGTTATATCGTTAAATGTACCGCCTTTTTCAATGTAATACTTCTTGCTAGTTCCTAATCCAATATAGCTAGATCCAGCGCCAGAATCGCCATCTAACCATGCCCACATAGAACGGCAAATACCAATAAAGGTGCTAGTAGATTGTTTTACCCAACCGCCAATCTTTTCTGGAAATCCAGAACGAAAACGTACTTTATCTCCGTCATACCAACCGCCTTCGTTAGAATAGTCAGTACCTTCTCGGTTAAGACCAGGACGGAATTGCAATTTCTGGAGAGGCATGGTTTACCCTAATATTTCTTTGGCTTTCGCAATTTTCGCTTTGCGGTCATCTAATCCAATTAAACCACCGTTAATACGCTTAGTTATTGTCTCGTAATCTCCAGTATCTGCCAAGTCATTTAAGCCTTTTTTGTTCCAAAACCAGCCCGCACTTAGACACGCATATTCAGGAGTACTAAGCAAATCAGGATTACTGAGAAGATCCACACCAATACCAGATCCGCAGTTTGCATAGTTTTCCTTCCCAGTTAGCTGGATAAGACCTCTTCCCAAATACTTTGCAGCTTCTTCTTCGCTGGTGTTACCTAATCTGCCGTTATAGACTTTGCCAGCAATTTTGGCTGGTTGCCTTGCATATTGGTTAGCTATTTCTGCGGTAGGAAAACGGCTAGGCCAAGTCTTCATCAATCCTTCTGCGCTGTAATTAAGGTTTTCTTGTAAGATCTTAAAGTTTCCAGATTCATGAGCGCATTGCCCAATAAAACAAGCCTGGCGTTGAGTGGTATTAATACCATATTTGGCAAAAGTATCCATTAATGGTTGATACCATTTATCTTCAATACCTAGCGCGGTTAGTTGCTCATTTGTCATCATCTGATCCTATTTTGATCCCTGTAATTAGACCAATAAACCCGCCAACAATGGTTTGAAAAGCTGGTCCAATAATCTGAAATACTTTGTCTGTATCAAAATTAGGGTCAATTACCGCATACCCAAACATTAAAAGCATAGCTACAACAATAGCTACCAATGACCAAGCAGCAATAATCATTATGTGATCTTTGGAATTCATTGCTTACTCTTCATGTCAATAATTTTTTCTAAGGTCCTTCCACCGAAATAGAAAGACATAATTAACATACCCCATTGACCTAACAATTCAACATAAGTTTTGTTTGTATCAATATCAAAAGCAGACATCATTGCAAAAGTAAAATAGCCTACTAAAATAGCAATTAACGTCATGGGACGTATATTTTTAGCCAGCCAACTATCAGATGACATATCCGCTTGAGCACGTTTTGTTACTTCTTGGCTATCTGCCGTGTCTGCTGCTAAGTCTGCTAGGTGTCCTTGTTGTTGTAATTCTACTAGCTTGGCTTGTGCTTCTGCTTTTGCAACTGGATCTGGAATAACTTTATCCAGGATTTTCATTCCTACGCCAATAATATCGTCTATGCCAAACATATTAATAATTTCCCATAATTAAAATTGCTGCAATAAACCAAATAAGTAATGATATAAAAATCCATATCCATCTTTCATCATTCATTTGATACCCCAAGTCAAATACCATGCAATTAATGCTGCTAATGCAAAACAATAAAATTGCACTCTACGAACTTCTTTTAAATCGTGCTGAAAAGCTTCATTAGCCTTGCGTTCCATGTTCTCAATGTCTAGCTTAATCTTTAATAATGCTTCCCATTCTTTAGCACCGTACTTCTTTACAAAGTCGATCTTTAGCTTTGCTTCCTGATCGCTAATTTGCTTCTTTTGTTGCCAATCTTCTAATGCTTTAATTAATGCTGTTTGCTTCTTATGCTCTGCTTCTTTAGCCGCTCGGCGTCTTTCTTGGGCCTTGCGCTGTGCTACATCTATTCCATCCTGCTGTATACCTTCAATACTTTTAGATAACCCTTTGCTTGCCTCTCGACTTGCATCAAGGCTTCCGCTAAGAGTCTTTACTCCTTCGGTGATTCCAAACGGATCTGCCATGATTCACTTTTATTCGACCTCGTTAATCGTTGCTGTTGATGTGTCTCTATCTAATGTTAAATATCCATAACAAACTACATTCCAATCCCCACCACTAGGGTCAATTTCGCTATAGGAAGGCACATTTAATTTAAAGTGTTTTAATAAATATTCTTTATCATTTTCAAATACACGCCAAACATGGTCAATAGTTCCACGACCTTCTATGCCTCGTGTTTTGTTAAAACGAATACGGTATTTGTTCATTAAATATATTTACCACCAGCCCAAGCATTAAAAAATACTGTCCCGTCTTCTAACGCTTCAATTTCGTGCCATTCATTAGCAACTAAACTTACAGGCTGGCTTAATGGAGTAAGAATATGCTCTTTACCTTCTTTGCGAACTATGCAAGAACCAGCACAACAAACAGTAGCATGAGAAAATAAATGGCTATGCTTAGATAAGCCTTCCCCTTTATTAACGTGCCAAATTGCTATTGATCCAGCATCATATTCAAAAGAATGAGTAGAAACTTTATCTATTGTCATTAAATCACCGTTGTACCAGTTGATGTAGGTTGATTTTGGGCTGCTCTAGCTGCTGCTTCTGCTGCTGCTGCTTGGTTTGCTGCAATTTGATTGTTATATACAGTTACGCAGTTATTAGCCCAATCAGGTAAAACATTAATAACTTCATTAGCTGGTTTTGTAAAATCAGAATTATCTTTAAATTCAATCCAACCAAGATTTACTTTCCATTGTAATGCGTGAACATTTGATGGAATTCCAGTAGTAGATAAATCTAATCCAGCCAAAGCCATGCCATCTACATAAACTGCATTATCTTCATTAATAATAGTTAAATTCATTTGTTACTCCCAATATATTTAGGCTCGTTGTCAATATTTGCTTTTGCTGTTTCCAATAATATTTTTTGTGATGCTTCATTAGCTTTAACCATTTCGTTTCTAAAACTTTCTACTGCTGCACCTGTATGTCTTTGTTGTTGACTATTTTCAATCATCATTACGGGCATCCAAGCTATTGCACATCCCCATTCGTTCATATCTGTGCCAGTTTGTGGATGCTTGCCTTTTACTTCAATAAACCATGAGCAATCCCATAGTTTACAAGGCTCAAACCCATTTAAAGGGCAGTTTGATTTAGATTCTAGTTTCACTATTTTCCTTTTAGTTTTTAGTTGCAATAATATGGTCTACATATTGAACTGCTAATGTAACTGCTGAAGATGATGCTGAACCTGAAATAGAGTGGGTATGTGAACCACCGCCACCAGTATTATTAGTACTTGCTGTAGCAGCAGAACCAGATTGATAATTATATTGAATACCAGTGGGTGGACCGCCACCACAGTACTGCCAAACAGGAACACCATGACTATGACTAGGCATTTGTGCAGTAGAAATCGTAGTTGCTCCAGCA